AGCACTAACCTGAAGGTTTTCCCCTGAAACAAAAGTTCCGGTTACACCTGTAAGAACAAATACTCCGGTAGCGTTGCTGTCCCCAACTGCTCCAGTCGTTGTTGTAACTCTACGAACAACGCCCGTTGCTCCAGATGTTGCCCCAGTTACAGTTGCTCCTTCAGCAACCGTCGCGCTTCCCGTGTTGTATCGTATGTACTGACCTAAATCGACTACTGTCCAACCGCTTGTGCTTGATTTATACATCTTGCACTCAGTGGCTCCAACATTGTCTCTGAAAGCATATGTAGACGAACCGTAAGTCCAAACCCCGCGTATTGCGCCTGATCCAGTAACAGTTCCAATTTTTGATCTAGCGCGTTCAATAGAAGCCTGAGAATAAGTTGTGTCTAAAGCGTCAGTCGTAGCGCCAAGTGCATTTTCTACAGTTTTGACAACAGCAACTGTTGATGCGCTGACTTGAATATTTTCGCCAACTTGAAACGAGCCTGTCAGCAATGCGACAGCCATATAACCGACTGCATCACTGCCGCCATAAGTTCCGCTTTCAACAACCGCGTCTGCAATTAGTTCAGCAGTAGCACCGGATGTTGCTCCGGTGATTACGTTTGTATCTACAGCCGCTACGGTTCCAGTTTGGAACTCAAGTATCCAGTAAATACTTTCGGAAGGTTTTGTACGACCATCAAATCTTTCGTAACCATCAATACGTCGATAGCCGCCTTCGGGATATACCTCGTAATTTTTTCCATACAAAAGACTTCCCGGCGGCTGAGATAAAGCAGGATCAGTAAGTATCTCTCCCCCGCTAAACGGGAAATACTTTACCTTCATTGATGAGCCGGGAAGATTTCCTCGACTTACTATTGCGCTATATATATTCGTCACTTATTCAGTCCGAACAATAGTTTGTGTGTCTGCGCTAGAAAATCTTCTGGAGCCTTGACCCGGCAAAGATTGCGATTCCAATTTATCTAGCAAGTCTGCGTATTCAGCAGAAGATGCCACTAATATCTCAGGAGCCTCTTCTCGCTCACCCCACATTGTTTTTGCGCGGGAAACAATAATTCTGTGGTACTGCACTGGGATTGGAGATAAGTCAGTGTTTGCAGTCATGCGCGTAGGCACTCTCCAATAATCAGCAGTTATTGTGTAAGTAGCATCTGGCGGTGGATCAACAATTAAGTTGTCATCAGGTTGAACAACAACGAAATTTGGCGTGGCATTTATAGCCGTTCCTTGTCTTAATTCAGATCGCCACTGTGTATAGTCGAGTGGATCAAGATGAGTCGAGTTATCAGAGGTGTAATTAAGAAAAAAAGAACGGGTGTCCCAGTTTGCAAAATCTGTTGGTTTTTGTACCGCAGGAGCCCTGACACCAACTGAAAGTGTTGATGAGTACTGAGACCATAAAAAGTTCCAGTCATGCCATATGCTTTGAATCTGAAAATCAGCCTCTGCTACAAAATCTACAATTACTTTTAACTGGCCTTCCTGATTTACAACTGTAGATGGCCCTGTACCGGATATTCCGACTTCTTGTCTAACTGTTTGACAAAGTTCTAGAAAAGTCATTCTTTAAATTCCAATGATGGTCAATAGCATCAGCCACTTTCCGTGGATCAATATTTGCCGCGCACATAGAGCCGCCTGTTTCACTGTCTCTATTGCAAGTTTTAAATCCGTAATGCATTTTGTGGCAGGGATAACAACTAACATTTGCGGACAAAGAGGTTGTATTAACCCAATGTTTAGTTAAGTTTTCTTCGGAGGAATGGCTTAGTAGCGCGACCTTTGCCAGATTTTCTGCGCTTACAGCGTTTAGTATTCCTGTTTCTGGGCCGATCACTAAGTCAGCGGTTTGGGCAAAAGATAAAGACTGTCTAATGCTCCAATCGCCACTTTTGCAAAACACCCTAGGCTCTTTTTCCCAACCCTGCTCAAGAATTTGACAAATTTCATCACCAACTAGAACAAATCGAGAATTCGGCTCATTTACCAAGTAGTAAGCAATCACGTTATCCATGTATGGATACGCTTTGTGAACAGATGATCCAGATAGAGCCACAACAATTACATAGTGTTGCAACCCAATTCTCATAGATCGACGCTGTTCCTCAGCCCATTTTTTTTCCGAATTACTGGGATGAAACTTTATGTTGAATAGGTGTGGAACTTTTGCCTTGTTATGAAGAACTTCTGAATAGTTCTTGTTTAACTTCTTGTGGCGTTTTTTGTGATCCCAGTTATAGATTGGGTCATGGGGAAGAACTAAAAGTTTTTGTTCTATTAATGAACTCAGGTTAATTACTTTTGGGTATACCCGTCTGAGAAACTTCCAGTAATCTCCTAGTTCTTGGTTAGGAACTTGATCAGTTTTTTGAACTAAAAGTTCATCAATATTTGGGTCATTTTTTAAAATATCTACGCCATTCTCAGTGACGTTAACGCAGACTTTTTTGCCCTGCTCTTTTAAAAGCGGAAAGATTGAACTTATTTGAATTAAGTCTCCAAAACCACCATATCTAACAAGACAGACGGTATCTTTCCGTTTTCCTCCTAATTCTTTGCTTGTAATTTCTTTCCAGTATTTATCGGGTAATTCAGTTATCTTCAAGGTGAGGAAATCATGCCGTTAAAAGGGTTAATTGCTCCTGTCTCAGCATCTTGTTGGATCGGCATACAACTCTGAGAACCTTCGTCCCATCGGTGTCCCTGCATTCCATTACAAGTTGCTCTCATCTCCTCCACGGTGTACTCGCCAGTTTCTTTGTCCATTACTCCCGCCTGTCTTGCGGCCTGCTCTAATGCATTCATCGCAGGAGTATTAACTCCCGGCGTTAATCCCATTTTTTCGGCTAAGGCTCTCATGCCTTTACCGATTGTGTTCATAAGGCCAATGCCCGGAAGATAACCCAACATCCCAATGTCATATTCTTTGGCGTTTTTAATAGAAAGTTCACGAAGACCCATTTTGTGCTTTTCCATAAAGCCTTTGATGGCTTTTGCTTTTTGTCGTGGGTCTAAAATATTTCTATTAACAAAATCTACAAAACTTTGCACCGACTGTTCAGTGATGTTCATTGAATTGTCTTCGTGGCGCTCATAGCCGGGCGGTGCATAGCCTCTTTTACCCGGCCCTTGATATGCAGTGCGATTGGATACGACCGCGCCAGTTAGATTGGCAAGGTCAGCATCATGGTCATCAACATTGGACACAGTTGCGCCAGTTAGATTGGCAAGGTCAGCATCATGGTCATCAAGCCCAAGAGATGGACTAGTCTGTTGAGTTTGCCCCATGACTTGTGACTCAACATTTGCAGGGTCGTATGCGGGAGTTGGATTTACGTTTGGATTCGCCCAACCTAGTGATGGCGTAGTCACCGTCACTCCATCGTAGTAACCATAGTCGGTATCAATTGCGTCAACAGTAGAGTCAAAACTATTAAAGTTTTGCTGATTAGCAAGGTTTTGATTTGTGCCTACACCAACAGGGGCCGCGCTTGGATCGAATGAGGGATTTGCGTCATCTTCAGGGCCACCAAACAAGCCACCAAAATCAAAGCCATCAAAACTATGGCCTTTAGCGGGGTTGTTTTCATTTCTTCCCGTTCCGGCGCCAACGGAATTGTTGTTTCCACTGTTACTAGATGAACTACTAGATGTGTTTCCACCTAAGCCATCAAACTCTCCTTGACCTCCGTAATCGCCAGTTTGGTCACCCCCACTTCCATGTCCTGACCCCGCGCCGGAGCCGTCTTGGTTGCCGCTTCCCGGCCCTCCGTGTTCTGCATCAGGCATGACCTACTCCTATCTCATTAATCGCAAAAATGAACGAGGCAACTCATACGATCCATTGCTCATTTCATTCATTGGCGTGGGGCTAACTACGCCGCTTTTCCATTCGTCGCCTGAAACATGATGGGCTTTTTTGGGACTGCTTTTTGACTCATAGTCATCATAGGACGTACCCATATCTCCGTAACGACAAGAGATAGAAGAATCCTTCATGTTTGCTTCCATCTTGAACCAGTTAATTTTGTCTAACGACATTTTTTATCTCCTAAAAGAAAAGGGAGGGCTTGCGCCCTCCCAAATCTAGGTTTATCGTTTTGTATCCAATTTAGTGCCATGCGGCGCACTAGACGTAGAACCAACACCCATAGGTTTTTGGTCTTTGCCTACTGAATCCAAACCGAGTTCTTTGTTAGAAGCGGTAATTTTCTGTTGATCAGAAAGTCCCGTTTTAACACCGACACCAGTTGATGAATGTGCCATTGTTACCTCCTAAGCCGCCGAATCCCACATAACAATGCGGGCTTCAGATGCAGTAGAGTGAACAAGTCCGGCACCACCAAGGTAGTACCAAGCGATACCCCTTGAACGACCATAGTCAGTCGGGATTTTTCCGCGAATTTCTTCGGGAACAGCAACTGCTTCAGCAACGGTATCCGCGCCAAAGAAGATTGCCCAATCAGACTTACCATTAGTCCAAGCGCCTGCCGCAGTACCCATACCAGTGGCGGCTCCGCCCTTGGCACGATAGGTCTGCTCAACAAACCGAACGCCTTCGTAACGACCAATTTCACCATTACGGATCATTTGGAAACCAGATTCGACGTACTGATTAATCGACTCCAGATCGTTCTTCATGTTTCGGAACGTTGTAGGCCACGCGAGACAATAGTAATCGTCTCCCGAGTAGGCCGGGATGTTACGCTCTTTCATGGTATCCACGACGGCTTTGATATGATCTTTGCCAAGCGCAACGTTGTTGGTCAACGTAGCCGTACCATTAACGGTAAGAACAACCGAATCGGTTGCCGTTCCCGCCGTAGGAACCACACGCAAAGGCGTAGTGTCCATCTGGTCAGCGACTAAGTCGTCTAGCACCTGAGCGCAATCGACTTTTAAGACCTTGTGAATGATCTCCTTTACAGGATGCTCAGACAAATCATCCAGTTTGGAGGTGAAAGGAATGGAGTTACCATACTCCGTAATGCTCATGGTTCCTTGCGTGATTGAGAAATTCGATTCAGCAATCGCAGAGCCTTCAGTGAGAGCCGCACCACCAGTCGCAACAGTAGAGTACACGTTCCAATGGAATGTGTCGCCTTTGTTAAGACCTTGATGAGCGGCATCTTTGACATCCGCGAACTGACGGAATTTAACAATCGGACGTAAGGACATTCGCAATTCCTTGGACAAATTGAGGGAGTACATATACCCACCGAGGGTATTAGTTCCCCATACTTGACCTGCCATGCTTTATTTCCTTTTTTAGAAAGTTAATTAAAAAGATTAAGCAAATTGACCTCTGCTCTCTCTCATTTCCGATATGATGTCGGAGTAAGTCACCTCAACTTCGTCTTCGCCAATTGAGGCTTTGACATTAGTAGGTGTAACCTCCTCCATGTTCTGCTTGCGCTCTTTGCGCTCGACTTCACTTGAAGCGCCGCCCAATTTTTCCGCATAACCTTTTATCCAATCGCGGGCATATTCGCCGCACTCTTGCATAATGTCCCACGGATCACGGGTAGGGTTTTCTTGATACAGTTCAGCAGAACGTCGATCAGCAACTGCTAAGAGAGAACTGTCGCCTGCAATGTCGTTATATTCATCATTGAACATTTCAACGGCTTGCTGACGGCGGAGTTCATATCCTTGCTGTCGTGAACGGTTCTCCTCTTCCCGCATCTCGGCCTTAGTTCTTTCTACGATGCTATTAACATCTATAGAAGGTTCTTGAGGTCGCTCTGCGGCACGAATCTTCTTTAGCATTGCACTTGCTTTAGATTCATCGCCCTGAAAGAGGGCATCGTGGTATTGCTCGTATAGAGCATCAGTCGCGTCCGAAGATGGCGATTGTTGGTTGTCAGCGTCCTGAGATGGCTGACGGGTTTTTGCTTCTAGGTCTTTCCTATAAGCATTCAATTTTGCCTCGTAATCTTCCAACTCTCGTTGGCGTTGCGCGGCTTCTTGAAGTCTTTTGTCGGCGGCGGTATTTTTCTGGTATTGAGCCAGTACTTCGTCCCACTCGACATCAACTGATTCACCGTTGACTTTAGCGGTGGCAAACCACTGGTCACCTTTCTTAATCAACGGTGCTGAGAAATCTGTCGTTACAACTTCTTCTGACTGCTCTTCAAATGATCCTTCAATTTCGTGTTCTTCTCCAACTTTTTGAGCAATTCGTTCAATCTCTCGCTCTTGATCAGATAATAAAGTTTCTTCTTGTGTTGGCTCCACGTCCTGTTGGATAGCGTCCATGCTTTACTCCCTTAACTCATTTAGAGTTTGTTCTGCGTGTTGTGCTTGGTTGATAGCCTCTTCTAGCCAAACTATGACTAGTTGAGGTAACCGCGCTCTGAATTGAAGTTCCCTGATGGCTTCTTCTTCGCTAGGTTCAATATTCATCCACGCTTCAAAGGCTTCTTCTTTTGCCTTGAGCGCTCTGCCTGCGATGAACTTGCCAACAGGGGACTTAAAAAATTCTTTTGCTTGCATCCCTAAACGAGCCTCTGCAAGTAACAAATCAGTTTCTTCCATTAATTAATTCTTATCCTTCCGCTCCGGGTACTTTTCCATATTGATCATTCATCAAAACATCTGACATTTGCTTGCCTTCATCATTACCGGGGGAAACACCAATTGATGCGTCCTCTTCGAGTAGCATTTTGTGAACAAGTGCTTCCTTCTGAAGAATCAACTCGCCTCTAGCGATATCATTTTTCTCGGCTTTAATACGAGCCTCAATAACTGCAACTTGCTGTCGGGCCATGTCAGAGCGTTCTCTAGAGTCCGTATTAATCTGAGTAGACATAACGTCGCCTTTTGCCTTCTCTTTCGCCGCTTGAATGTCACTCTGACCTTTGATCTGAGCAGATAGAATTCTGGCTTGAGCATCGATCTCTTTAGACGCGCCACGTTCCATAAGTTGCTGAACAGCGCCAGTAAGTTCTTCAAGTTGGCCCGCAATCTCATCAATCTTCGGCCCTTGCTCTTCAGCCATAAACCGCTTGCCATCTTTGTAACCAAGGGCGCCAAAGACTTCTTTACTAACTTCTTCTTGATTCAATAAGTAGATCAGGTCTGGATTGATCTCTCCCATTGTTCTAATGCCAAGCAGAAGTTTTTCAATTTTCCGTACTGGGTCAGTAGCGCCTGTTCCAACGTTT